GGAAAGGCGCGGCAAGCTCTACGGTTTCCGCTTTCGCGACAGGACCGACTGGCGTTCCGGCCCTCCCTCGAAGGAGCCCACCCCCCTCGACCAGCGCGTCGGAACGGGGGATGGCGTGCGGCAGGAGTTCCAACTGGTGAAGTCCTACGGCTCCTCCTTCGCGCCGTATCTGCGCACCATCGCCAAGCCCGTCGGCGGTTCTGTCAGGGTGGCCGTGAATGGCATCGAGCAGGAGGTGGGAAGCGCTTTCAACTGCGATCCCGCGACAGGCATGGTGACCTTCCCGGTGCCGCCGCCTGACGGAGCCGTCGTGACGGCGGGCTATGCCTTCGACGTCCCCGTCCGCTTCGACACCGACGAACTCGACATCGATCTGTCCGCCTTCGAGGCCGGCGCGATCCCGCAGGTCCCGCTGATTGAAATCGTTCCCTGATACATCTGGAAAGACCATGCGCAGCATTCCCTTGAACCTCGCCGCCCATATGGCGGAGGGGACGACGAGCCTTTGCCATTGCTGGAAGCTGATCCGGCAGGACGGGCAAGCCTTCGGTTTCACCGATCACGACAAGGACCTTGCATTCGGCGGCACGGTTTTCACCGCACGCTCCGGCCTCGAAGCGGCGGAAGCCACAGCCGAGCTCGGCTTCGCCGTCGGTGGCGGAGAGGTCGCGGGCGCGCTCACGTCAGCGGGGCTCACGGAGGACGACATTTCCTCCGGCCGATACGACGATGCGAGCGTGGAAACCTGGCTCGTGAACTGGAGCAATGTGGAGGAGCGTCTGCTGCTCGACATCGGCTCCATCGGCGAGATCCGCCGCGCGGACGGCAGCTTCATCGCGGAACTGCGCGGCGTCATGAATCGTCTCGACGAGGAGCGTGGGCGGCTGTTCCGCGCCACGTGCTCTGCGGATCTGGGTGATGCCAAGTGCGGTGTGAACCTGTCGTCCTCGAATTACGCTGATACAGGCACAGTGACGCGCACCGATGGCGCGCTCGGCATCGTGGCCTCCGATATCGGTTTCTCGGATGGCTGGTGCACGGGCGGCAAGCTCACTTGGCTCAGCGGCGACAACGCGGGGCTCTCGGTCGAAATCAAGATCCATCGCGCCATCAACGGCATGGACGAGTTCGACCTATGGCAGCGCGCGCCGCAGGCGATCAAGGCCGGCGATACGTTCCGTGTCACCGCAGGATGCGACAAGACCCATGGCACGTGCCGCAGGAAGTTCAAGAACGTCGTGAACTTCCGGGGCTTTCCGCACATGCCCGGAAACGATTTCATCATCCGCATGCCGCAGCAGGGCGAGCCGGGTCTCGATGGCGGGAGCTTCTTCAAGTGAGACGCTCCATGATCATTGCCGAGGCGCGTTCCTGGATCGGGACGCCTTACCGCCATCAGGCATCCCTCAAAGGCATCGGCTGCGATTGCCTCGGGCTGCTTCGCGGTGTCTGGAAAAGCGTGATGGGGGCGGAGCCCGAGCTGCCTCCGCCGTACTCGCCCGATTGGGCGGAAGCTGGTGCCGATACGCTCGTCGCCGCCGCGCGCAAATATCTCATCGAGATCGATCTCGCGGCATTCGAGCCGGGCGATGTGCTGCTCTTTCGCTGGCGCGAGACCATGCCTGCGAAGCACTGCGCCATCGCGACTTCGCCCGACACCATGATCCACGCTCATGACGGGGCAAGCGTTGCCGAGGTGGCCTTCAGTCCTTGGTGGCGGCGCCACCTTGCTTACGCTTTTCGCTTTCCGGAATAATCAACATGGCCACAATCGTTCTCCAAACTGTCGGCTCGGTCGTCGGCGGCATGGTTGCCGGGCCGCTGGGCGCGATGGCCGGGCGGGCTCTCGGCGGCCTTGCGGGCGCTGCCATCGACAACGCACTCTTAAGCGGTTCCGACAGTACGAAATACGTGGAGGGGCCGCGCCTCAAGGAGATCGACGGCCTGACCTCGACCGAGGGCGCGGCCATTCCCCGCGTCTATGGCCGCGCGCGCATCGGCGGGCAGCTGATCTGGGCGACGCGTCTCGAAGAGGTCGCAAACACCAAGGTCGAGCGCTCTGGCACGCAGGGCGGAAAGGGCATGGGCGGAGGTCCGAAAACCTCCACCACGACCTATTCCTATTTCGCCAATCTCGCGGTGGGCCTGTGCGAAGGGCAGATCGGGTTCATCCGCCGTGTGTGGGCGGATGGCCGCGAGATCGATCTCACGACGGTGACCATGCGCGTGCACCGTGGCTCGGAAGCGCAGGCACCCGATCCGCTTATCGTGGCAAAGGAGGGCTCCGATTACACGCCGGCCTATCGCGGCTTGGCCTATGTGGTTTTCGAACGGCTGCCGCTCGCGGATTACGGAAACCGTGTTCCGCAATTCTCATTCGAGGTCATCCGCCCCGTGGATGGCCTCACCAGCATGATCCGCGCCGTCTGTCTGATTCCCGGCGCAAGCGAGTTCGGCTACGATACCATTCCCATCACTCAGGTCTTTTCCCTCGGCAAAACGAAGCCTGAGAACCGCCATCAATGGCAGCGGGGAGCTGATGTTCTGGCCTCCCTTGATGCCTTGCAGGCGCTCTGTCCGAACCTGAAGCGCGTCTCCCTCGTGGTCAGCTGGTTCGGCAACGATCTCAGGGCGGGCTCGTGCCTGATCGAGCCGCGTGTCGATGTCGCGAGAAAGACCACGGAGGGGGCCACTTGGTCCGTTGCCGGGATGACGCGCGACAAGGCCAAGACCGTGTCCCTCGCTGATGGCTCACCCGCTTACGGAGGGACGCCTTCGGACGACACGGTGATCCGGCTCATCAGGGTGCTGAAGAACCGGGGGTTGGAGGTGGTCCTCTATCCCTTCGTGATGATGGATATCCCAGCCGGAAATACCTTGCCCGATCCTTATGGCGGCACGGGTCAGGCGGCATATCCCTGGCGCGGGCGCATCACATGCGATCCCGCTCCCGGCCGCCCCGGCACAGCGGACGGGACAAGCGCGGCAGCGTCGCAGATTCTCCAGTTCTTCAACCGCACGACGGGAAGCTATCGTACCTTTATCGGTCATTACGCCAACATTGCGAAGAGTGCCGGCGGCGTGCACGGCTTCATTATCGGCAGCGAGTTTGTCGGGCTGACACGCGTGCGCTCCTCGCCGGGCGTCTATCCCGCGGTCACCCGCCTGAGGCAGATGGCGACCTATGTCCGCAGCATCGTCGGTCCCAGTACCAAGCTCGTCTACGCGGCGGACTGGACGGAATATGGGTCTCATGTTCTCAACGGCGGCTCCGAGGTTCGCTTTCCGCTGGATCCGCTCTTCGGTGATGTCGAGATCGACGCAGTCGGCATCGATTATTACCCACCGATTTCCGATTGGCGCGACAGTCCCGAACATGCGGATCTGGCAGAGGGGCGCAGCGTCCATGACGTAGATTACCTGCGCCGTCGCCTGGGCAGCGGAGAAGCCTTCGATTGGTACTACGCCAACGCGGACGATCGCGCGGCTCAGAGGCGCACGCCCATCACTGATGGGGCCTACAACAAGCCATGGGTCTTTCGCGCCAAGGATCTCGTCTCCTGGTGGTCGACCTGGCACAGTGAGCGCTACAACGGCGTCGAGCTCGGGCCCACTCTCTGGCGGGCTCAGTCAAAGCCCATCTGGCTCACCGAAATCGGCATTCCGGCGGTCGACAAGGGACCGAATGGGCCCAATGTCTTTCCCGATCCGAAGTCTTCGGAATCGGCCTATCCTCCGTTCTCGCGTGGCGTGCGCGACGATCTTGTGCAGGCCCGCGCTCTCGAAGCGATCATCTCTCGGTTCGATCCCGCGCAGCGGGGATTTGTGGCGGCCTACAACCCGGTTTCGTCGATCTATGGCGGACACATGGTGGATCCCGGTCACGTCTATGTCTGGGCCTGGGATGCCAGGCCATTCCCGGCTTTTCCCGATTTCGATTCCGTGTGGAAGGACGGTGCCAATTGGGAGACCGGGCATTGGATTACGGGCCGTCTCGAGGGCGTACCTCTCGACCGGCTGATCGCCGCCGTGCTGAAGGATTTCGGCCTGGGCGATCCCGGTCCCATTCCGGTCGATGGCTTCATGGATGGCTATGTGATCGACAGGCCCATGTCGGTGCGCGGAGCCCTTGAGCCGCTGATGCGCCTGTTCGGCGTCGATGCAGTCGCCAGCGGCGGGAAGATCACATGGCGCGGTCGCGGCGGCCGCGCCATCGTCGAGCTCACGAAGGACGATCTCATCATGAGCGGAGGGGAGCCCTCGCTCAAACTCACCCGCTCGCAGGAAACCGAGCTGCCGCAGCAGGTGGAGATCGGCTACACGGAAGGCGATATGGATTACCGCCGCGCCGCCGTCGCCTCGCGCCGCCTTGCCGGAGCAAGCCGTCGTGAAGCACGGGCCGATTGCGCCATGATCACGCGCCGCGCCGAGGCGCAGCGCCTTGCCGA